AAGAAAACGTTTGAGAGTCTACAAAATGATCGACCAAGAATTATTATCCCTCTCATTCGTGCAGATGGTACATGGTTTGGCATTCAGGGTCGATCTCTGGCAGCACATGCTACGTTAAGATACATCACAATAATGTTCGAGGATCATCAAAAGATCTTTGGACTTGACAGCATTAACCCAGAGGAAACTGTTTATGTTACGGAAGGACCGTTCGACTCATTATTCATCAATAACAGCATTGCTATGTGTGGTAGCGATGTTGACCTTAGCGGTTACAATTATCAATTTGTCTACGTCTTCGACAACGAACCGAGGAACAAGCAAATCGTCTCTAAAATTGCTACAGCCGTCGAGCAAGGTTATCAGGTAGTCATTTGGCCATCAACTGTTAAGGTTAAGGACATTAATGACATGGTGTTGGCAGGACTCAACCCTTCTGCTATAATAAAGGACAACACTTTCACAGGGTTGGAAGCAAAATTAAGACTAAACAACTGGAAAAAAGTATGAGCAACGGTACTAGTGTTGTCAAAAGGAATGGGGTGGTCGAACCCCTCAACCTAGAAAAGATGCACAAGATGGTAAGATATGCCTGTGAGGGTCTTGCTGGTGTATCTGAATCACAAGTAGAGATGAATGCAAACCTTCAGTTTCATGATGGTATTGCTACCTCAGATATACAGGAAATATTAGTTAAGTCTGCCAACGATTTAATATCATTGGACTCACCTAACTATCAATACGTAGCAGCAAGACTGTTACTGTATGGACTTCGTAAGCAGGTATATGGAGACCATCCAGACTTTAGACCTTATTTAATTGACCATGTTAATGACTGCATTGAGAAAGGTGTTTACGACCCTACCATCGTGGACAAGTATAGTCCAGAAGAATGGCAGGAGATTGATGGATACATTGATAATGATCGAGATACTTTGTTTACATATGCTGGTCTTAGGCAGGTAGCAGATAAATATTTGGTACAGGATAGGAGTAGTGGTGAACTCTATGAGACACCGCAACAAATGTACATAATGATTGCGACTACTCTCTTTCAGAATTACCCTAGTGAAACCCGACTCAGTTACATCCAACGATACTATGACGCAATCTCCAAACACCGAATCAACATCCCAACCCCCGTTATGGCGGGAGTACGAACCCCCCTTCGTCAATTTGCAAGTTGTGTTCTGGTTGATATTGATGACACCATCGATAGTATCTTTAGCAGTGATATGGCTATTGGCTACTATGTCGCTCAGAGGGCAGGCATCGGTATTAATGCGGGTAGGATCAGGGGGATCAACAGTAAAATCAGAGGCGGAGAAGTTCAGCACACAGGTGTCATCCCGTTCCTTAAAAAGTTTGAGTCAACTGTTCGATGCTGTACTCAGAATGGGGTCAGAGGTGGTTCAGCAACCGTCCACTTCCCAATCTGGCACCAAGAAATCGAAGACATCTTGGTCCTCAAAAACAACAAAGGAACAGAAGACAACCGAGTCAGAAAATTAGATTACAGCATACAACTAAGTAAGATATTCTATGAACGTTTTATCAAGAATCAGGACATCACGTTATTTTCCCCTCATGATTGTCCTGGGTTGTATGAGAGTTTTGGGACCCCTGATTTTGATAGGTTATACTGCCAGTATGAGGATGATGAATCCATCCCCAAGTCAACCATCGGAGCACAAGAGCTCATCCTTGACCTCTTAAAGGAGAGAGCAGAGACTGGTCGTATATACATCATGAATATTGACCACTGCAATGAGCATTCATCGTTCATTGACAAGGTTAACATGAGTAATCTATGTCAAGAGATCACTCTACCTACAGATCCTATTGGTCACATCGATGATGAAGGTGGAGAGATTGCACTGTGTATATTATCTGCTATCAATGTAGGTAAGATAACTAATCCAGATCAGTTAGAAGAACTATGTGATCTAACTGTACGTGGACTAGAAGAACTTATAGACTACCAGCAGTATCCTGTTGATGCTGCCAAGCGTAGTACTTTATCACGTAGATCATTAGGTGTAGGTTTCATTGGACTAGCACACTACCTTGCTAAGGCAGGTGTTAAGTATGAGGATCCTGCTGCATGGACATTGGTTCATGAGTTGACAGAAGCATTCCAATACTATCTACTCAAAGCATCTAATCAATTAGCAATCGAAAGAGGTCCTTGTGAAGGATTCTATCGAACTAAGTATGCTCAGGGTTTACTTCCTATAGATACATATAAGAAGGATGTAGATCATCTAGTACCTAATGAGTTAAAGCATGATTGGGATAGTTTACGGACATCTATCACCGAGAACGGTCTTAGGCACTCAACATTGTCCGCACAGATGCCATCGGAGAGCAGCTCCGTTGTGTCAAATGCAACCAATGGAATCGAGCCACCTAGAGACTACTTGTCCATTAAAAAATCAAAGAAAGGACCTCTTAAGCAAATTGTTCCCTCCTATGTGGGTTTAAAGAATAACTACACGTTACTCTGGGACATGCCTAACAATGATGGGTACATTAATATTGTAGCAGTCATGCAGAAGTTCTTTGACCAAGGTATCAGTGGTAACTGGGCTTATAATCCAGAGCATTACCCTAACAATGAAGTACCTTTGTCTGTGATGGCAAACGATCTACTGAATACATATAAGTATGGGTGGAAGACATCATACTATCAAAACACTTACGATGCTAAGAAGGAGATAGATGAACCCGCTCATCCGATAGGATGGAAGGATGAGGACAACCTTGTTAACGCTTTAGTTGACGAAATCCTTGCTGGTGATGAAGCAGAATGTGAGGCTTGTAATGTTTAGCAAAGAACTAAAGGAGGGGACTTCTAAGTCCCACTCAGCAGCAGAGAATACAAAATTTGTATCCTCTTTCCTTAGAGGTGTCGTTAGTGAAGAGAACTATCGTGGTCTCATTGCTAACTTCTATTTTGTTTATCGTGCTATGGAGGAAGAGATCTCCAAGCATAAGTCTGACCCTACCATTGGTCAGGTGTACTATAAATCTTTAGAAAGAACTAACTTCTTAGAAAGAGACCTTAGATATTTCTATGGTCCTAACTGGAGATCAATAGTAGTTCCAACAGAAGCATGCCAGCAGTATGTTAATCGCATACGTGAGGTAGAACCTTATCTTCTCATTGCACATCATTATACTAGGTACATTGGTGACCTATCTGGTGGTGTAATACTGAGAGGAATTGCTGAGAAGGCATTAACGTTACCAAAGGGTGAAGGATTACACTTCTATGACTTCCCTGACATATCTGATGCTAAAGGGTTTAAGACTTCCTATAGAACACAATTGGATTCTATACCGTTGACCGAGCAGCAGAAGAATGCTATCATCGTGGAAGCAAATTACGCTTTCCGACTTAACATGTATATGTTTGATGAGCTAGAAGGTAACGCTACTAAATCGTTATGGAAGATGTTTGTTAACTTTATAATGCCATCAAGATAATGGGTACCACAGTCTTTAACGCAAGGAAGGTAGACACCACAAAACAGCAGATGTTTTTTGGTCCTCCTTTAGGTATGCAACAGTACTGTACCTATAAGTACCCTGACTTTGATAAGTTAACCCAGTCAATGCTAGGTTACTTCTGGCGACCTGAAGAAGTTTCACTTCAGAAAGACAGAGTGGATTATAAGACACTCAATTCACAACAGAAACATATCTATACTTCTAATCTGAAGTATCAAATACTATTGGACTCTGTACAAGGCAGAGGACCAGGCATGGCATTTAAACCTTACTGTTCATTGCCAGAACTAGAAGGTGCCATGAGTGTGTGGGAATTTATGGAGGGGATTCACTCCCGATCCTATAGCCACATAATAAAAAATGTTTATTCAGACCCCAGTGAGGTACTAGATACCACACTAAACGATGAGAAGATCATCAAACGTGCACAGTCTGTTACTAAAGCCTACGATGAGTTTATTAATCAAGCACATCAATGGGACACAGGTAACATGTGGAGACCTGATTCAGCAGGTTCACCATCAGTAGAATGGTGTCGTAAGGATCTTAAAAGGTTATTATACAGAGCAGTTGCGAACGTTAATATCTTAGAAGGTATACGTTTTTATGTTAGTTTCGCTTGCAGCTTTGCTTTTGGTGAACTTAAACTCATGGAGGGTTCTGCTAAAATTATCTCCCTTATTGCACGAGATGAGAACCAACACCTTGTACTCACTCAAAAGATACTGAAGAAATGGGCAGAAGGTGATGACCCAATTTTTCTTGAGATCATTAAGGAAGAGAAAGAAAATGTAAAGCAAATGTTCATTGAGGCTGTAGAAGAGGAGAAAGACTGGGCAAATTATCTATTCTCCCTTGGATCAATGATTGGATTAAATGAAAGACTACTTTCCCAATACGTAGAGTGGATTGCTAATAGACGAATGAAGTCTATTGGTATCGAACCTATCTATGATGTACCTGCCAGGAACAATCCATTACCATGGACTGAACACTGGTTAAATAGCAAGGGGCAACAAAATGCTCCTCAGGAAACTGAGATAGAGTCCTATGTAGTCGGGGGAATTAAACAGGATGTCCAAGAGAATACTTTTGCAGAATTTGAGCTCTGACCTATTCACCAAGGTCTTGCATCGCTGGTTTAAAAGATTTAATGAGAAGACGATGGATCCCAAGACGCAGGGTGTCCAACGAGCTGAAGGTGATTGGCTCGCTGAAAGACCCGAAAGTTGGTATCAGGGACCACTTATATTTCCTACGTTCCCTGAAGAGGGAGTTACAATGTACTCCCACGAAGGATCTGGAGAAGTGGAGACCTAGATACACTAACAGGAAGAAAAAAAATGCTGAGTAGTAAGTACAGACTGGAGTTGACAGATATCTGTTGTCGTATGATGACTACTGATGGTATCGAAGTGTCATTAGAAGAACGGATCTGGATGAATAAGTTGTGCGAACATAACTTACATGCAAGAGAGTTGAGAGACTCTTTGCTTTGTCCTTACAAGGTAGAACGTTAAAATTTGTAACGACCTTGCTAAATAGTATTAGCGTATGGTAACATACACATATCGTTCATCCCCTAGTAGTAGGGGACGCAAGTAAGCCGACTCGGAACGGAGTTCGTTCATCCCATGATTCCTTTTATAATTGCTACTTCTTTAACATGCTCTGAGGCACATGAACTTGTAGAAAATATGAGTTCATATAAGGTCAACGACGAAACGAAAGCAGAAATGATTTCGATAGTTAAAGAAGAGACTGACGGATGTTGGGACGCAAAAGCCGACTGAAGGAACGGGGTCTAATCCACCTCACAATTCAGGAGAAAAACCATGGCTGTAGTAACATACAGAGGTGTCAAGTATGACACCAACGCTCCCAAAAAGGAGCACAAAGAATGGGCAGAGAATGTCCAGAAGACAGAGCACACCTATCGAGGTGTTGCATATAAGCCATCGGCGGCATAACATTTGGAGGGTGTGTTGACACCCTCTTTTTTTATGCTAAACTGGACGCAGTAAATCTAAATACTGTAGCGTCCTTCTTTTCATATGAAAATTTTCCTAGACAGTAGTAACGTAGAAGAGATCACTGCTGCCGTGGAGACGGGGTTAGTTGATGGTGTTACTACAAATCCATCCTTAATGCTTCAGGCAGGAGAAGATCCTAATGAAGTACTCAAACAAATTACTGGACTGTTCTCATGGGATGCTTCAGTATCTG